AATTGTGCTGCCCTGGTATTCTATCATTAATTAGCATTTATTTTAATGGGGGGAGTGTAGACAGTCATATCTTTTCCCTTTGCCAAGTCAATGCCAACAATATACCCTGTTGGTGTTAACTTTCCTCCACAGCTCTTACATACTCGTCCGTCAATCTTATGGTCATTACGTTTTACTATCTCTACCTTGTCACATTCTAAGCATTTATATATTAACCCTTTGCCTTCCACCTTAACCCTCCTCCACCAACTCCCCATTACTATTAAACTTTAATCCCTCTCTCGTAGGGCTAAACTTACCAACGTGTTCGTATGTATGACAAGATGCACATAAGAGTTCAAGGTTATCGAAGTTCAATGTTATATTCGGATCGTTTATATTATTTGGTGTTAGCCATATCTTATGATGTACTTCTTCCCCTGCGTTGTACTTGCCCTTCCTTAAACAGCGTTCACATAATCCATTAACCAATTGTTTATATGTGCTTCTGCATTGTTTCCATCTCTTACTTGCATAAAATTTCCTGCTAAATTCTTTAGCCACAATATCCCCACCTATATCCGTATGCTGTTTTAAGTTTTCCGTTGCAACATTTAGCTATCGAACTATTATCATAACCAAGCTTTCTCTTGCAATCGTTTGCAGTTCTCCATGTCCTTATTAGTATTCCATCCAAAGTATATTGATTGACTGGCTTTCTGTTTTGTTCTGCAATCAATTCATAATTAGTATTCTTTACACAACGCTCTCGCTTTGTTCCCCAATTCTCGTTTTCGAGTTTAGTACACCACTCAAGATTAGCCATGTTGTTATTTGTCTTATCCTCGTCTAAATGGTTTACCTCTGGCTTGTTGTATGGATTATCTATAAATGCCTCTGCTACCAATCTGTGGACTAAGCAACCTATGTTCTTTCCGTTTCTCCTTAATATTAATCTGCAATATCCAGTATTTGAATCTGAATGATGGCTTAATATCCTGTTTGTTTTCTTGCTCCATATCCTTCCTAAATTACTTACTTGATAGTATCCCTCATATCCATTGATGTCTTTCCATTCTTCTTTCACGTTCTTCATTCCTTTCAATAAAATAGGCACAGCCTTTCGCCATGCCTTGGTCAAAGTATGAAGAGCAGTAGGAACATACCCTACTATGCATTACTCTTTTTTATTAAAAAAGGCAAACGGCTACGTTTTACCTGTTAGCCATATGCCTTTTTGTATTTGCCCTTAGCGGGCTGTATAGGAGGAGTAAATACTATGAAGCGCTCTTGTTTGTAGTTTATCATACTATCATTAAAACTCATATGTATGTCCCTTGTGTTACCTCTTTATACAATATCTAGCGTTTTTCGGAAAGTATTTTAAAGAACAACCTTCTCGCTTCATAAAATTGCCTTCTCCCCATCGGCACAATCATATATTCGTATGGGACACCTTCTGTTACGTTTTTTAGTATTTGCTGGTATACTTCTGGACACGCTTGAATTGCTGATTGCTCAATTATTTCATTTTCCTCTCTTAGCCTTAATATCTTTTCTGCTTTTCTGAATGTCGGGTCGCTTGTGGAACTTCCTCTAGGCATACCATCTTGTACTACTTCGGATAATCCCCTTAAGAAATTGATTTCTTTTTCCCTTTCCCAATATTGTTTACAAAAATAGTATAACTCCTGATACTTGTCCTTGCTTATATGATATTTGTTTAATCTTAGTGTTCTTCTGCTTGGCAATCTCTCACCCCTTTAATATTTTCCTATATGTAGTGTCCATTGTCTTTGAAAAATTATAAGGTAATAAACCGCAGTTTTCTTCTCTAAGTTCTCTCATCTTTGATTTAATCTCAATGATTGCGCTTATTAAGTTTTCTGCTTTTTCATGGATATACTTAGTCGGTATTCTTATAATCTCCCATTCGTTTCCCAGTAGATGTCTTATATAAATATCCTTATCTCCATCTCTTGCCTTTGCTTTTTCGCTATTATGCATGAACCCATCTATTTCTACAACGCATGTCAACGATTGAATATAGATGTCTGCTGTATACTTGCCTATTTTAAAATTGTTCTTTACTCTGATTTCATGCTGTATAAGAATGGCTGTAGCAACGATTTCCTCGGCGCTTCTAAACCTTTCTAAGTTCTTGTTGAAGCCTTCTTCTACTGCCTGGATTGCTTCTTTGTACTCATATACATCAATGTTCTGTCTTTCCATAATCCTTATAGCTCGTTCAACCATCAATTTTGCCCCTGCTTTTGCGTATATCTCTCTACGCTCTCTTAATACACTTTCGTGTAATTGCTTGCACTCGTTGCAAAATTCTCTCTTGTTAATATTCTTGCGGTTTCTCCATTCTCTGTCGTATGTTATTAATTTGTGCGGGTTATAATATACATCTTGTTTTACTTCAATCTCTTTGCCACAACCCCAGCACTTTACTTGCTTTGTCATATAAATATCCCCTTTTTATTTTTATTATAAGCCTACTCAACCGAACATATCGAACAACTTATAAGATAATTATAAATCGCAAATTCGTGACATGTGTGACAAGTCGATCTGTTTTAATTCTTCTTTTGTCAATTTCTCACCCCTATCTATCCGGACTTGCCGGATGAGCTAACTTTTAATTTAACTTACCAAATTTATTAATGTACTTATCAAGCAAAGCTTCACGCTTTTTGATTATATTCTCTCTTGCTGTAAGCACATCATAATAATGCTGATTGACTTCTTGCATAATAACTTCGTCTTTACAAATGTGTTTTGAAAGTTCTTTCTTCTCTTCATTGGACATTTGCTTAATGGCATTGACAATGTCAGATGTATTCAGTTTTATTACCATACCTTTACCCCCCCCTAAATGCTAAGTTGTTTTAATTTTTCACCGCAGTTTAAACAATAATAACCGTTCATTCTTCCTCAACCTCGATTTCTTTTTGTTTCTCAACGACCAATTCTTCTTGAAATAGTCTTGTCATGATTACAGTGTCAATGTTCCTCCATACTTCTTCGGGAAGATTAACCTTTATTTTCTTTTCATTAGGCAGATAATCTACTTGGAATATGTCGTTCATCTTACTCATCTCCTTCCTCATAAAAATTCGTGTATTTATATGCCTCATCAAAATATAATTTGTATGCTTCTTTTTCCTTCATTTTCGAATTGTATTCTTCAATTTTGCATTTTTTAAATAAACCCTCTGCTTCTGCATTAATCCTTTCCTCGTCATCTTTTTTAATCAAATATGGTCTTGGAGATTTAATATTTATCAACACATTGTTTTCCTTCAAAATGTTTATTATCTGGTTGTACACGCTTTGCAATCCTTTCATACTTTCTCATCCTCGCTTTACTCTAAATATAGATATTAACCACCACGAAAGTTGTTTGAAATGTTGTATAATTTTTTATGCTTATTTTTGTAAACCACCATCAAAGTTGTTTACCCATTTTTTCATATTTCCCCTTTCCTTGTTTTGCAAGTTAAATAAATGATAATTTCGCTTACTTAATCTTTTCCTTGATCTTCGCTAAAACATCATCCATGTCTAGATCATTTTCTGATAGCCATATTCTCAATAACCCTAGTTTTGATTTATCTTCTATGGATTCACGTTTCCAGCTTTCGAGTTCTGTTTGTAACTTTGCTATTTCTTCTGGTATTGATTTCTCCATCTTATCCCTCTCTTTCTACTGGTTGGTTGAGATAATTGTCGCTACATCTTCTTTTACATTGAGTACATGGACTAGGATAACCGTACTCTACTTCATTCTCATACTCTCCATCGTGCTGACAGCCTTTGCATGGTTCTTTTTGCTCGGATAAAATAATCTCTTTTGCTTTCTCTAACCCTAATACGATAATTGGTACTGTGTTGCTTCCTTGCCCGTCATCGTCTGCCCATAGCTTTTCTATTTCCGCATCTATCTTCTCGATTAAACTCATTCAGATACCTCCTCATCTCTTTCAAAATTTTCAACCATTTCTAACTCGCGTTCAATCTCCACGCTATTAAACTCTGAAAAATCACCCTCTGAATCCATAAAATCAATACATGAATATCTATCTCCATGGCTGTCAGTAACTCTGACAAGTACAGCGTCATAACCATCACTATCTTGTATTACTCTTACTATCTCAATTTCTGTGTCGTCATGGTATTTATGGTAACTTTCTATTTTTTTCTTTACCGCTGCGCTTAGCACTATACTCATTTAACAACCCTCTCAATCACTCGTTTTTCTCCAGTTGTCTTATATCTGTCCGAATCGCCTTTTGCTTTAATCGTTATATCCTCAATCGTGCAATCCATCATTCCAGCTATACAGCATAAGGCGCTAAATAATTGCCTTGCTTTCTTTAAGTTCTCGTCAGATTGTTTCGGCGGTGTTTGTGCTGGTCCTTTTTTCTTGTACACAGTGCTTTTTCGCTTTTGCTCTTTTTGGATTGCTTTAATTTCTGCCAATTCATCTATGATACTGTTTGTATTTTTTATTGCCTTGTTTTCAGTAGGGCAAAAATACCCACTCTGATTTGTGAAGTCCCTACGCATATGTGTTCCTCCTTATCACCTATTCCGTGTATGGTTGGTTAAGATAAGCCAACACATTGGTGTAACATTCATTATTGCATCGTGACCTGTGCTGTTTACAGAAATCACATCCATGCGGTGTACTATCAATTGCTTCTGCTAGGCTCTCGTTACTCTCTCGGATTTTATCTCCAATGGTGATTACAGGTTGTTCTACCTTTACCTCCAATAGCAGTTCTGTGTGCTCATAGATATTGCCGATAACCTCGCAATCTGATAATACCTCATACGATTCCGCGGAAAGCCTGTTTGTAACTTCAAACGCTGCGGTTTCTTCTCCCCATACAACAATTCCTATACAGTCACGCTCCCAATATCCGCTCTCGGTAGAGGTCATATCTTCAAACACGACAATATCCCCCTCATAAATCTCTTTACCATTCTTGTCCTTGAGTCCTGTGTATTGGCCAACGGTTTCCGGTATTACTGAATATGCCACAAGAAAACAGTCTCCGTTATATATTTCGCTTGCATAGATTACATGGTCATTGTTAAATCGTTCCACATAATATCCATATACCCATTGTCCCGTATCTGCCCTCTGACCTCTAAACTTAATTTCCATCTGCATAAGTACCCTCCTGTTTCAACAATTCTTCAACCGCATCACAAATCTTTTCTTTTTCATAGCCGGTAAAAGATTTATTTGCATAGCACCTGATTGTAAGAGTATACATTCCTGTTGTATTGCTGTCGTGTATTCCTGAACATACAGGTTTAATCTCACATAAATTACCGTTCACTGTTATTTTCATAGGCTTCCTCCTTTGGAAATCTCAACTTTCCAAGCCGATCATATTCTTTCATGAGCTTTGAATACTCATCGTTACGGTCCATAATGGGTTTAAAATCTTCAATATCTTTTGTTTGATTGAATTTATCTAGTAGTAATCCGCCACACTCAATGTTTTTCCGGATTTCTTTCATGACATTGTCCATTTTTCGCTCGATCAATATGTCGAACGGGGATACAGTATAAAAGAAATCTTTTTCGTGATCCCTGAGGAAACCAGCTAATTCCTGCTTTGTGAAGATGTTATAATTGTGCTTCATGACTGTTCCTCCTTCCACGGTTCCGGCAGTGGCCTCCACGCTACAACAAAATCATAAACCACTGCAAATTCTTCCGCATATGTCACGGCTTCAAACCAGCCTTCCGTGATTTTCCAATCTTCGCGCTCTTCGTCGTATTCCGCATCGTCAAAATCCCCCCAATCGTATCCGCTGTCCTCACTCCATATTGTTCCGTCCTCATAAAAAGCACGGCATGTAAATCTATATGTTTTATTTTCCATGCATCTTTCAATGGTAACTTCAACCTCTTTTTCGGCTTCCGGTAGCCGCTCCGTTACCGGTACCCAGCTATTGGTTTGCTGCGCCTCTAGGGCAGATATAGCAGTCTGCACCGCCTGGTCGTACTCATCCCGTGTAAATCTATGCCCTATGTAACAGATATCCTGTGATAAAATGTCAATAGCTTTTTCGATATCATTCATCCTTGACATCTCCTTTCACAATTTCGATTGCATGATTATAATTATTTCTAGCAAACCGATCATGGTAATATTGCCCCGTACTCGGTAGTATTAGATCTCTTTCGGCTTCTAATTGCCTTATAACCTCATCCGCATCAATTAATCTCATTGCTGCACCTCCTTTTTAAATAAATCAATTAATCCCTCTGTCAAATCAATATAACCTTGTATGGTTTCAATGAGTCCAATTTCGCCGCCGAAATGCTTTTCTATGTGTTCATCGCTGTCAGTAATTCCGATTGTAAGTAACTGCCTTATATTTGCTTTTGACAGTGTTACTAATTCTCTGTAGGTTGGTTCGTATATAGTTTCTTTCGTAGCGAAATCTATTGCGGATTTATTGTCTGTTTCTCGCATATCATCCCTCCTGGTTCATATCCATAAAATTGCTTAGTTCCATCTGATTTATATCCTCATTCATCCACCGAGCAAATACCTCTTCTCCGGTTTTCCATTTGGTTGTTTTTAGCCCTCGCCTTAATCGCTCCTGTATCATGCGGTCAAAGGCTCTTATGTATAGATTTTTGTACTTTGGATATACCGAAAACTCAAAGTATCTTTTCTTTGCTGCCAACGGGCAGCCGATGCAACCCACACGATCAAAACCACATTCATATAATGGGTTCGTCTCTATTCTCTCCGAACGGATAAATTCCCATATATCCGTGTTAGTCCACTCAATTATCGGATTACAAACCGACTTTGCACGAAGCTCACACTTCTCAAAAAATCTTCGCCGGTCGTCATTATCGTTAGTAAGGATAATCTTATCTTTTTTCGTGGCTCCAATTATCTCTAATCCGCCCCTATTTGCCCTTTGATTACTTTCGTCCCACCGAACCCCTGTTGCTACCATGCGACCATCTCCGGCACCCTCTTTGAGTACTTGACAGCAGTATCTTACTGTCCTTGTAGGAGGCATTAGCTTAAGCGGGATGAGTGTCCACATGGAAATGCGTTTGCCTTGATAAACCGGCTTATTAATCGTGCACTTAACCCCTTTGAGTTCGAGTTCGTAAAACTTTTTCTTTATGTGCTGAACGGTTTCAGGCGCATCGGCGGTGGTATGGCTATTTTGAACTTCAAACGGGACGCCGCTCCTTATAGCAACCTCTAACATTACATCACTGTCTTTTCCTCCGGAATACGCAAGCAGGAGAGGTTTGCCGTAATATCTAAGTGACATTTTGCTTGCCATTTTCAGCCGCTCTATTGACTTTTGCTCTAGGTCCAATTTAATCCCTCCTATGTAGACTAAATAAAATCTTTTAATTCCATCTGGCTATCTTCCGCAATTTTGAAAACCCTCCCGCACCGCTTAAGGTGCTTGCATTTGCTCGTCTCGGGATACATCTTGCGCTCCCAACCGTAAAATCCGATAGGCTCATAATATTTGCAGCCTTCGCAGTATGGCTTGGTAACTGGGTTATCGTTCATGGTGTACCTCCTATGCAAACCTTAACTGTGTTGCTTTTTTAATCTTCTTTCTTTCATCTAAAAATGTTGAGTAAATATTGAACATCCAATCTTTTTCTGAGAAATCGTGTTCATATGGTGAAAGTTCAATCTTATGTTTCTTAGCAAATTCAATAATTTCACTCAACTTTTGATAAAATTTTATTGACGGCTCTTCGCTTGCATCAAAGTTGTAACTTAATCTATAGCCATACTGTGGAACATGCTCCCAAACTTCCCACTCTTTTTTTATATTCGTGATGATATTGTTTGATAAACAGATATCGTCTAACATGTTTACAATCTGGTTAATATCATCATCAAAGCAGAATTTATGTTCCGTTGGTTCAAGGAAGTCCAGTATTGACATTTGCCCTTCTGTTATGTAATCAAGCATTGTTTACCTGCCTTTCTTTTTCTTCATCTTACCGTACATAAAAGCGTTCATATTACCTTTCTTGCCGCTCACGGTAACTTGCTTCTTTCCGGCTGCTTTGACATATTTCATTGTTTCGCCTCCGTATATCTAATCCATTTCTTTCCCTTTTTTCGTGCTACGATGTGGCCTTTGCCCGTCCGTAACATCTCGGCAGCCTGCATCATATCGTCCCAATCCCTAATCAGGTCCATGTCTAGCTTGTGTGTGCGTACGCGGTCAATCTCCCCGTCTTTTATGACTTTATATCTGCCGTTGTAGAGGTAGCCTCTGCTGCTGTAAACACAAGCGGATTTTTTACCCATTCCGGTAACTTCTGCGACCTCTGTGGCCGTCATCTTTGTGCCTATCGTCTTGCCGTTGTCGATAAGTGTGTATGTATTCATAAGTCCTCCTTAACTCCGATTTGCTTTGACGTTTCGCTTATCAATCGGTCCAACATTATCTGTTTTTCTGTTTTTAAGGATAAAGGCAATTGATTATCAGTTTTCTTTCTTTGTGCTTCTGTTTCGTAAATCATCCGGAAATTTGCTCTGTCTGCTGTTATATTTTCGCTCTTGCAGATGTTTTGATAACCAATCCTTTTCACGCACTTTCTTGTGAGCTCATCAAGGCTATTCATTGCTTCGAGTTCTTGCGGATATCCAAATTTCCGAATAGCCATCAGCACATCTTCCCAGGCTTCCCCCCAGTCCTTTACGGGTAGTGACGTAAGCATTGAACATTTCTCTCTTATTTCAGCAATTGTCGGAGGAAACTTTGATGTACTGATTAGTTCAAGCACTGCATTTTGACATATCTGATAATCTATGTCGCTTAACATCATGTACCAGATATTCATGGATGCTTTATCCTTAAGCACATTTACAGCAGGATACGAAGTCTTAATTGCTGTCGCTATCTTCACAAATTCTTGCTCTGTCACTTAACCACTCCTCTCCCAATTTCTGAAATTCGTCAAATGAGCCTTTGCTCTTAGTTTCCTTTAGCGGAAATATGCCTTTCCAGCCGTTTATAATCGACTGATTAAGTATTTCAATCTTTTCGTCGTTATTATCAGTCATTTTATTAAGCTTGTTTAGCATTAGAGTAATCGCTCTGTCCGTCATCGGAGACTTTATCTTTTTGCGAAAATCTATAAAGTCAATAATTGATTGGTTAAGCAATTCGTCTGGATCATATGCGGCAGGTTCTTTCTTTTCTTTATCCTTACCTAACCTATCCTTACCTAACCTATCCTTACCTAACCTATCCTTACCTATGGATACATCTTGTACACTTTCTGTATCCAAAACGGGTACATTGAGCGTATAAGACTTATTTTTTTTGATGGAAAGCATTGATTTTTCATCAATATAATCCGTTGGTTTGTACCTGTCTTTTTGTATGTAGTTGTGCATTTTCCAATGTTTAATTACTATAATTCCGCTATCAAATGTAATTACAAAGCTCTTCGCTATCAGCAATTTTATATCATCGTCAGATGCTCCAACCATCCGCTGTATTTTCCTTGGGTTATTTACAAAACCATCGTCATCTGCGGACATATTGAGATGAAAATACAAAGCCTGCGTGCTTGACGGCATATCTAAAAACGCATCACTTTCAGTAATTTTTTTGGTAAACATCCTACGCTCTGCCATTCGACCACTCCCTATATAATTCAATCCAATCCGGCAATGTCATAGTTACAAGCCATTCGCAATTATTTTTGCGGTGAAATACTGCCGGTAAATCATATCCAAATGGTATATCATTAGATCCGCTGTCTCGCTTGGCTTGGTCTATTGCATCATATATATTTAATCTCTCAACTCGCTTACACTCGATATGTATCCCGTCTAGTCCAATAACATCCTCTCCCTCTATACCGGAATACTGTTGACCTCGTCTGCAATCGTAACCATATTCTTTTAATTTATTAGCAAGTTCTCGCTCTCCGCACGCTCCTTTTCGCTTACTATTCATGTCTGCTCCTTTCCCCGGGAGCCGAAGCCCCGGAATAGGTATATTAAAACGGATAAGCAGGTCAATTGTGATATGCTATACTTACCCGGTGGTGCTATAAATAACTCTTACCAAAAATGTTTCTAAACTCTTCTCGGCTGTGTGTCTCCTCAAACTTACGCTGTGCAATCTCTTTCAACGCCATGTTTGCAATAAAGCTGCTGTGTGGCCCGCCTTTGCCCCTGTGATGATAAGGACACAACCAGACTTTCAAACCATACTTTTCTGATAGCTTTCTGTTTGCTGTGCCAAAGAAAATATGATGATCTTCGAGATTTCCGGTTTTACCGCAAAAGAAACATTTCTTTTCGCTCTGAATAATTGATTTCATTACACTTCCCCC